CATCAGGATCATCAGACTATGAAGAGCCAGATAAAAAGAAAATAACTCCATCTGTTCCTTGGAAATGGACAGGCCCATCCTCTTACTCTTATAGCCCAAGTACATATCAGCCTTATGTAGCAACCCCAAATGTCTACACACCCCGATATGCGGAAGGTGGAATTACTGACTTGAGCTCATTTAATACTAACTTACAGCCAAATAGCCCAGTGTCTGTACGACAAACACAAATGATGGCACGGGGCGGTATATCCAGCTTAGGTAGCTATTCAGATGGTGGGCAACTGCTTAAAGGTCCAGGTGGTGGACTAGATGACAAGATCCCTGCTTCCATAGGTGGTGAGCAACCTGCACGGCTAGCAGATGGGGAATTTGTAGTAAGTAGTGATGTTGTTTCTGCTTTGGGCGGTGGCTCTACTGATGAAGGTGCTAAGAAACTTTATGCCATGATGGATAGAGTTCGCAAACAAGCACATGGCACTAAAAAACAGATCCGCAAAGTTAACAACAAAGCGTTACCTGCTTAGGAGGCACAATGGCGAATAGTCAAGCGCTGCAACTTTGGCGTCAGAGTGAAGCGGAGCGTCAAGCGCAGATAGATAGAGAAAATGCCGCCCGCAGAGCAGCACAAGAGGCTGAGGTAGCTAAAGCGCGGGAGTATGCTGATAGATTAAGAGCCAGCATTCCTGACTATTCGCCGTTACCTGTAAATCCCTCTGTGGCCTCCCAAAACTGGGTGCCTCCAGGACTTGCTGCACAACAAAACTTTAGTGGCCCTAGCAATTGGACCCCGCCTAGTGGGATAGCTACAATAACCCCCAAATCAAATATGCAAGGGTATTGGGCGCCTCCATCTAATGCAAATGCCCCCTCGTCAGGTATTACAGGATTAGTAGCAAAATGATAAGCGTCCAACGAGTAGACATTCAAAACGTAAGTATAGCGTGGCCTTTAGTGGCGAAGTATCTGCAAAGTGCCTTTGACTTGGGTGACGATGTGCCTGATAGTAGAAAGCTTTATTCGTTGGATAATGTTAGACAATATATATCTTCTGGTGAATGGTTGTTAATAGTGGCAGTTGACACTGACAATAAAGTTTGTGGCGCAGCTACAGTATCATTTGCTAACTTCCCATTTCATAGAGTTGCGTTTGTTACGGCAATTGGTGGACGGTTAATAGTTAGTAAAGATACGTTTAAACAATTCGATGATATACTAAAACAGCATGGGGCGACTATGATACAAGCTTATGGTCGTGAGTCTATAGTGAGGCTATGGCGCCGTTTTGGCTTTAAGCCTCGTAATACTTTAGTGGAGCGACTTCTGTGATCTTATCTGCCTGGAAACGACTATTTTTTACTTTTATAACACCCCGTTTTTATGGGGGTGGTGGTGGCCAGCCATCACAGACTACTTCAACAGTCACCCAAAGCTCAATTCCAGATTGGCTAGCCCCTCAAACCCAGGCAATGCTGGGTGCTGCAACTCAACAAATCTTCAACACAGACGCAGCTGGAAACATTTACAGCATCAAGGGCTATAACCCTTATAGCACTGACCCAGCTAATTATGTGGCTGCATTTAGCCCATTACAGAATCAGTCGTTCTCTGGTGCTGCTGGCATGCAGGTGCCGGGGCAAATAGGCTCAGCTTCCTCGCTTACTTATAATGCAGCACAAAATGCTCAGGGGTACGGTGCACAGGGAGCAGGACTAGCCGGACAAGCTCTAGGATATGGCGATCAGTCTGCTTCAACCGGATACCAAGCAGGTAGTTTAGCTAATCAAGCTTTAGGCTATGGCGGTCAGGCGGCACAGGTAGGTGGTCAAGCAGGGAATTTAGCAAACCAAGCTTTGGGGTACGGTGGCCAAGCGGCGCAAGCTGGTTATGAAGCAGGGAGCTTAGTAAATCCCGCCATGATGTACGGTAGCCAAGCAGCTCAAGTGGGTGGTCAAGCGGGTAGTTTAGCAGGTACTGCACTAGACTATGGTGCGCAGGCAGCTGGGTCAGGGGCTCAATACGCTCAAATGGCTACGACCCCCGGTGCAATTCAAGCTTACATGTCGCCCTACCAAAGGGCGGTCACTGACGTGCAAAAAGCTGGAGCGCTAAGAGATTACCAAGTGGGTGAAACTGCACGCCAAGCGGAAGCTGCGAAGTCAGGGGCTTACGGGGGTACTCGTCAGGCGGTATTAGAAGCAGAGGCACAAAGAAACTTAAATACCCAACTTCAAGGTATTGAGGCACAAGGCACCCAAAATGCATTCCAAGCTGCTCAACAAGCGCAGCAGTTTCAAGCACAACAGCAATTGGCGGGGCTGCAAGCAGCACAGCAGGGGGTCGGTCAAGGACTTTCAGCTTATGGCGCTCAGCTCGCTGGTTTGCAGGGTGCACAGCAAGGTGTCGGTCAGGGTCTAGCGGCGTATAACGCTCGTATTGCAGGGCTGCAAGCAGCGCAGCAAGGTGTTGGTCAAGGTTTGGCAGCCTACGGCACTCAACTCCAAGGTCTACAAGGTGCGCAGCAAGGTGTTGGTCAAGGGCTTTCAGCTTATAACGCTCAGCTCGCTGGTTTGCAGGGTGCCCAACAAGGTGTTGGTCAAGGGCTTTCAGCTTACGGTTTGGGCTTACAAGGGGCAGAAACAGCAGCACAAGCGGGGCAAGCATTGGGTAATCTGGGGACACAGCAGCTTCAGTCTCAGCAGTCTATAGCTCAATTGCAAAATCAGTTCGGCCAGCAACGGACACAACAGCAGCAAGACATTATAAACAATGCAATCAACAACTATGCAATGGCCCAACAATATCCGATGCAGCAGTTGGCTATGTACAATTCATTGTTACGGGGCTATTCAACACCTACTTCCGCAAGTACTACATACCAAGCAGCGCCAAGCACAGGGTCTCAGTTGATGGGGCTCGCAGGCACGGCATTGGGTGCATATGGCGCCTATGCGACAAAGAAGAAAGGTGGAGTTATCAAGGCTAAGTCTGGTGGCTTGGCAGATCTTGCACTGCATAACACGATGAAGGGAGCTTAGTAATGATTGGCGATACAATGAGTTTAATGCAAAGTGCTGAGAACCTGTCTATCCCTCAGCTTCAACAGAGCATCCAAAGCGGTACTTTACCTGCCTATATAGGCATTCCAATCTTACAGCGTAAGCTGAAACAAAAACAAGAAGCACTTGCTCCTGAAGTTCCACCAACTGCTACGCAACCTGTGGCTTCTCAAGTTATGTCTCAAGCTAGGGGCTTGCCAGTTCTACCCTCTAATTTAAGTTTTGCTGATGGTGGCATTGTAGCTTTTTCGGAAGGTGGCTATTCTCAAAGAAAGCCCCCAGAGCTAATGGAGGCGCTGTCAAAAAGTGCTATGGGTATCAAAACTAAAGAAGTTATGGATACTTTAACCAAGTACGGCATGATGGGGGCATACAAAACAGGCCAAGGTGTTATGGATTTTGGCAAAAACATTGTGTCTGGCGGTGAGGTGTCCCCCCTGTTTCCTCAAATTAGTGAAGCAGAGTATGCCGCGCAACAAGCTGCAAAATTGCAAGCCAACCCTACACAGGCCCCAATTACAACTACCCAGTCACAAGCTGCTACTGCCCAGCCAGTGTCTCAACCAACAGAATTAACCCCAGAACAAGCCGATCAATTGGACTGGACCAAAATGAGTAGGGGTGATGCTGAAGCAGAGTATCAAAAAGCCCTAGCAGTGTCTAAAGACAGCAAGGCGTCTAAGGCTGACAGGCTTGAAGCGGCGTCAACTGTTGACCAATTAGGAGGGCTTCTTTATGGGATGGGCAAAGATGCAAAAAACGCCCCCTCTGTAAGCACGGCAGATAGCTCTGGGTATTCCACTTCACCTTACGCAATAGCCCCACCTCCAGCTAGCACAGCACCAAGTGCATTCCCAACAGCAGCATGGGAATCTATGCAACCCACAGCTGAAGAAAGAGATCCTGCGGCACAAGCAGCACAGATGAGAGCTATGTTGGGCGAAGATCCAGAACGGGCTAAGCTGGCAGAGAAGATAGCCAAACGTGAAGAAGATCTTGGGTTGTCCGAGCGCAGAGCACCTTGGCTCGCATTGATGCAGGCTGGCTTAGCTACGATGGGCGGTAAATCTCCGTTTGCTATGGCAAATATCGGTGAGGGTGGTATTGCAGGCATTAACGCCTATATGAAGTCTCAAGACCGTCTGGAAGATCAACGAGACAAATTGCTGGACATGCAAGGCAAGCTGGCTGATAAAAAGCGCTCCGAAGATATTGCTGTTGCCAGATACGGCATGGACAGCTCCCAAGCTGCCAAAGCTGCTGCTAGAACTACGAAACAAGCTGAACTCACACAGCAACAAGCCTACGAAGCTAACAAAGCCAAGATGGAGTTTGACTACTGGAATGCCCAGCAGAGGTATGGCTTGGAGTCTCAGCAGGTATCTCAACAAGGTAGATACTACGGGGCTATGGCAGAAAACGCTAGAAAAGACCCAGAGACCATAAGAGTATTTAATGAGATCTCTCAAGACCCAGCTAACAAAGGTAAGTCTGTCACAGAGCTTATGGGTATGGCGTACAATATTACCCGTGGTGTGGGGGATACTGCAGAACATAGAAGCATTCAAGACCTAAATGTGACACTAAAAAATCTGTATGCGAAATACAATACTGAACAAGACCAAGATAAAAAAGCAGAAATTTTTGCTGATATAAAAGCTCATGAAGCTAGATTGGCACAGTTGCACGGTGTACAGCCTCTGCCTACCCCAACAGATAGAAAGCCGATAGAGAAATTTTACAAACCCTAATAAAGAGGAACCTCATGGCCTTTGATTACGTCGGTGCTATAGAAGCTGGATATTCTCCTGAAGAAATAGCTAGGTATTTAAGTGAGCAAAGAGGTTTTGACCTTGATGGTGCCCTTAAAGAAGGTTACACCCCACAAGAAGTGATTAAGTTCTTAGAAGCCCCCAAAACAGGGGGTTTTGGTGAGTCTGCAAAAGGGGCGTTTAAATCACAAATCGGCTCTACGTTAACAGGTATTGAATCACTGCTCGGTGGCACCCCAGAGGATGTACAAAAGCGGCTTGAAACAAAGGCGCAAATGCAGGAGTTACCAGCTACTAGCTGGGATGAAGTTCAGCGTAAATATGAGCATCATGGGTTATGGGAAGCTGCTAAGGAAGCAGCAAGTCAGATACCAGGGGGCATAGGCCAAGGGCTAGGCTCCGTTGCACAAACTTACGGCGCACCGGTTATAGGCGGTGCAATAGGCGCTACGGCAGGTTCCGTAATCCCAGGTGTGGGTACAGCTCTGGGTGGCGCTGCAGGTACTGCGTTAGGAAACGCTATTAGTTTCTTACCTTATTACGGGGGGAATGTAGAGCGCCAACAACAAGAGCACCCTGGTGAAATTAACAAACTTGAAGCTTTTGGCGCTGCTATACCACAGTTTTTGATAGACAAAGTTACAGGTGTTGGTGGGGCTGTTAGAAATACCTTAAGTAGAAAAGCGGCAGGTGAAGGTTTAGAAGCCCTTAGAGCTGCATCTAAAGCAGCAAGGGGACAATCGCTTGCTGGTCAAGCTGCACGGGGCATTGGTAGAACAGGGATTGAAGAAGGTTTTGGCGAAGTTACACAACAAGGGTTAGAACGCGCTCAAGCTGGGCTGCCTCTGACTGGTGATGAGGCAATGAGGGAGTACAAGGAAGCAGGCTTCGGTGCATTGTTAGCTTCCCCCATAGGTGCCCCTGGTCGTATCGTAGAGGGTGGTAGAGCGCAGAGCGATTACTTGCGAGCATTGCAAGAGCAACGTGACCTGCGTAGAGAACAACCCGATTATGAGCAAAAAGCTGCTACTGCAGCAGCTAACTGGGATATTTACAATGCTCAAGCCGCTGGACCTGGGGGTTCCACTGAGTTCTTACCTGAAGATTACTATGCCCCGCACAATGTGCGCCAAGAAGCCGCTGATTATTTAGCAAGTACTTTTGGTGGTGAGAGCAACACATGGGAAGGCACAGAGGCTCATAAAGCGCAAGTGTACTCATCGTTAACTGGAATGTATGCAGACCTGCGTGATGCATATCAAAAGGCCAAAAGCGAGTCAGATAAAGATACTATGGGTATGCTGGCCCCGTCTATAGCAAGAGTTAAGCAGCATCTGGAAGGCATGGGGGAGCAAGGGAAAGAAATTGTTTCCAGAATTGATAAGTTAAAAAGCTCAGAGTCAATTCTGAAATTCAGAGACTCCTTTATAAATACCACTAACGAAGGGCTATTTAAACGCTATGGGCAAGAAGGAACTGCTCAGGCGGAACCAGCCCTCCAAGAAGAAGCACCTTCAGTTCAAGACATTATCAATCAGTCTACAGGTGTTTCCAAAGAAGCCGCCCCTACCACGGCTAAGTCTAAAGCATTCAGAGACTTTCTGAATGAGCCATCAGGAATCATGGCAAGAGACCCAGAAACCCAAGTAGAGCGTGAATTAACTAACTGGGAAGCTGTGCAGCAACGTCAAGTTGAACCAGCAATTCTGATGCGTGAAGCAGCTGCAAGAAGAGAGCTGTCAGATATAAGTGACATAGAAATTCAGCATGCTCTGGATCAGCAAACTCAGATGCAAATACCTGGGTTAGAAGCGGGGCTATATAGCACAATACCTACATCAGAAGAGCCTACTGTAGCGGGTAAATCTGCTAAAGAAGCCCCTTCAACTCAGCAAGAGTTATTTACTAAAGAAGGTGAGCTTAATAAAACTATAGTAGAAGCTGCTGATCTTCAGGCTGCAAGACAGTCGCCTATTGTTAGCAAAGAGCTGCTGAAAGATATAGGTATCAAACCACACCCAGGCCCAAAAGCTACGTACAACGTCATATTAAACAAAGATGCCTCAGATCCAACGCAACGTGGCGAGGTTATTGATGCATTGTCGAAGTATCTCAACAGAGTAAAGAACCCAAAAGTCGAAGCCTACTTGACTGCATTGGAAGCGCAGCATGGGGTAGAAACCAAGCAAACTGAACCTGCAGCACCCACAGCCCCTGCAGTTAAGCAACAACCTACTGTGCAAGAAACACAGGCTACACCCGTGCCTATAAACCTCACACAATCAATTTTGGATAGCTTAGAGCCAATTGAAGCACGGAAAACTACATATGGTGTAAATACAAGAGAGCTTCAGGCCGACAATGAGTTACATAATATAAACAGATTATTAGAAGATGCAATGCATGAAAGAGATACTTTCAGTCAGTTTACTCCTTCAAAAGAAAGGGATAACTCACTTCGCGAGTTAGAAACTGAAATCGCATCTCTGACTAATAAAAAGAATGCGTATGAAGCAGCTAAGGAAGAGTTGAAAAGAAGGGATCAAGAAGATGCGCGAAAAGCGGACGCTAAAGCGTACATGCAGTCAGTGCGAAATGACTTGGATGAAGATGTTAGCACAGGGCGCTTATCCAAAGAGGAAGCTGATAACATTGTTAAAAATGCAGTAGCCTCCAGCTCAGATGCCTTTACAGCAGCAGGTAAAATAGATGATGCTATCTCACAAAATGAAACTGTGCCATCACCTGTAAGAATCACAAATAAGCAAGCAAAAGCCACAGCATCAGCAATAAAAGACTACTATAAATCAGTAGATGCTAAAGAGCCTAAGCAGCAATTGGTAGATAAGCGCAGCGCACTTATGTCACTCCCAGGTATCACCCCGCAGACGCTGGAACACTATGATAGCTTTAAAACACCAAAAGCACGGAATGACGCTATCAACGCATGGGCGGAAGAGCCTAATCTATTCTATAAAGGCGCAGCACAAGGCAGACCACTTGATTCAAAGGCAATGCAGCATGCTGCTAAAGGTGACCTTAACGGGCTTATCCGTCATCTGGCAAACACCCATGAGAACAAAGATGTAAGACGCGTCCTCAATAAAGTGCAAGGACTAGGCTTAAAAAGCTCTCTGGTTTTGGGCGGAAACACTGCTGGGTCATACGATGCTGCAACGAATACGGTGTCCCTACATCCAGAACACGGGGTCAATGACCATACTGCTGTGCATGAGATTATTCATGCAGCTATCTCGCATGTCTTGGCCAATCCACATCATCCGTTAACCAAAGAGTTTCAAACTTATTTCGACCAGATTCAGAACCAGCTTGGCGATGTCTACGGTGCTACCAGCCTGCAAGAGTTTGCAGCTGAATTAGTTGGTAATCCTGAGTTCCAAGTAAAGCTTAAAAATATCCAATCCCCATCTGGACAGTCGATGTTCAGACGCATAGCTCAGGCTATTGCAGAGTTCTTTGGATTTAAGAAAGGCCAGTCTGCCTATGAGAAAGGTATTGATATGGTTGAGAGAGCGATTGATGTGTCCCAGAATACGCCAAGCAACTTCGCTGATACCTTATACATGGGTATGGGCAAACCTGTTAAAGAAGTATTTGAAGCTATGAAGCACGTGGATAAAGAGGCTATCAATGCTAAAGAAGCCATGCTGGATGCGTTCTCCAACATCAAAGACTCGACTAAATACAAGCTGTTCATTGACTCACTTGGCTTGGATAACATTGCTGATCTGCTTTCCTCACGCCCACAGGCTAGCACGGATGTTAAGAACATGTCCGTTACTATGTCAAACTTAGTACACAATCTGTCCAAAACGATTGACCTGCGCAGTGGTGAGATGGCAAAACGCATCCATGACACAAGTAATAAGTTCATTACGATGCAGAAAGCATATAGCCGTCACACTAAGGTGTTTAAAGATATGTCCAAGTTGGCTATTGAAGCAAGGCTTGAGAGCGTAGACCCACTAAAAGGCACTGACTACCAGCCAAACAAAGACAATCCAGTTGCATATAATCGAATTCTGCATCAGTACAGCAAACTCCATGCTGATGTTAAGGCTGCATATGCGACTATGCGGGGTGACTTTGAGAAGGCACGGCAAGACTATTTAGACATCATGTTCAACTCTATCGACGGGTTGTATAAGGATAATCCTTCAGTCGCTGCAGCTCTTAAGAAGAAATATGAGACAGACCCAAAGGTAATTGCCTATGTGCCATTCAGTCGGCATGGTGACTTTGTTTTGGAATTCGACGTTAATGGAGAGCGAAATGTACTGCAATTTGAGTCAAGCCGCCAACGCCAAGCCTATGTAGCCAAGCATCTGAAGGGTGCCCCTTACAAGTTGTATGAAAGACTACAGGATGTTACATATGATGCGTCCTCAGTCGGCAGGCAGTCTCTGATTGGCCAAGTTATGAATGAGTTGCAAAAAACAGGTGCAACCCAAGATCAGCTGAACTCAATCTATCAGATTCACTTGTCTATGTTCCCCGCTGAAAGCATCTCGAAGCACTTTATGAAGAGTGATGATGTTAAGGGTATGAGTGAGGATCTGTTGCGCAACTACACAGACGTTATGCTGCGCTGGGATAGAAAGCTGGTAAGCACCAAATACATGGGTCGTATCAATGCAGATATTCAAGCGGCTAAAGACTTGGCAGATAAGGTACAAGATCCGCTGCTACACTCTACAGCACAGTCTCTGTTAGATAGACGAGGATTCATCAACAACCCAACGCATAGCAGTTGGTCAAACAAAGCTACCGCATTTAGCTACTATCAGTTCATTGCTGGCAACATATCATCTGCCTTTGTGAACTTAGCAGTTATACCTACTGTTGTTATCCCAAAACTGGCAGCGATGCACAGTGGGAGCAAAGCTCTGAACGCTATGGATTTGGCAATGCGAACTGGTTTGAAAGACTGGAGCAAAATACCAAAGTATAGAAAGCTTTATGAAGAAATGATGGATCGTAACCAGCTGACCCACACTTTGGATAAAGAAGCTCTGGAAGGTCGAGCTATGTCAAGCGAGGGATATACAGGCTTAACAGCCAAAGCCGCTACCTTACTTTCTATTCCGTTCGCTGCATCTGAGAAGTACAACCGTGCCGTAACAGCGATTGCTGCATATGACCTGTATCTTTCTAAGCACCCTGGTAAAGTAGATGATGCAATAGAGCATGCTGTTAGATTGGTTAAGAATGTGCATACCTCTGGTATGGCGGCTAGCGGCTCCAAGCTATTCCACAGCAACATTGGGCGTGTCTTCTTTACGTTTAAATCATTTGCATGGAATAGTGCATACAACATAGCCAGAACTGCATACTTGGCGTGGAAAGGTGAAGATAAAGCCACCATAAAAATGGCACGTAGGCAACTAGGATTGACTGTGGGGGCTGCAGGGGCATTTAGCGGGGTAGCTGGATTGCCATTTTATGGGCTTCCATCAGCTATCTTTGCCATGATGAGCGCTATGTTTGGTGATGATGACGAGCCTACTACTCTAGAAGAAGAGCTTAAAGCAGCTATAGGTGAAACAGGCACACACGGCTTACTAGGTGCGTTGCTAAATCTAAATGTAGGCCAAAGAACTTCCCTTGCTAACGATTTGTTACTACGTGACAACCCACGGATGATTGAGCAACATGGGCATGTCTTAACCTATATGGCTGCTATGTTTGGTCCCGCTGGAACCTACGCACTGGGTGCTGGCGACTCGTTAGGGCTTATTCAAAACGGCCATGTTGAACGCGGACTAGAAGGCTTGATCCCTAGCTTTGCTAGAAATGCACTTAAGGGTGCTAGATATATGGCTGAAGGTGCTCAAACTATCAAAGGGGACTATGTAAAAGAAGATGTCAGCACATACAACTCATTGATGCAGATCATTGGCTTTGCCCCAGCAGATCTTAGCGAGATTCAAGGGATTAGCGCTGCACGTAAGCGACTTGAGACAGCGATTTTCAATGAGAAAAAGCGGCTTCTTGATGAATACGATATGGGCTACAGAGCTGGTGATTCTGAGTATATGAAAGAAGTTCAGGAGAAGATCACTGCGTTCAACCAACGCCACCCTTACAAAGGGGTAATGATTACTCCAGATACTATCGCTCGATCACGCAGAACCAGATTGGCTAACGAGAAGTTCATGCTGCACGGCATACGGTTCAACAAGCACTTGATTCAGGAGCTGCAGTCTAAATACCCTGAACCTGATGAATCTGAGGATTCTGAAATCTAAAGGGTAAAGCCCCGGTACACCGGGGCTAAGCTGCTACAGCTAGTGTTGTGCTGTAATCCAATTTGTAGTCGATCTCAACGCAAGCTATATCTTGCGCGGGCATATTACCGAATATTCCGGTTGCTAACGGATACCTAGCTACGCGCACATGTCCGTTATGTTCTAAGTCGCCGAAAAACTGTTTAGTTGAAATCCGCTTATCACCACACCAGCGCTTCAAATGTCGTTGGTCAATGTAGAGCCGCTGCATATCAGGTTCATACCGCATAACAAGCTCACCAGCCGGGACTGTAATTGGTGCGGGGGGCAGGCCAGTCGCTGAATTCCTAGGGATAACCAGCATATTCCGCACATGCTCATTGATATAAGACCCGATGGTAGCTTCGGTGTTTACTTTCTGAGACTCGTGCATTTCAGTAGTACCACGCACCTCTCTAGCCAGCCAGTCTTCAACATGCTTTTCGGTAAATGAAATTACTCCTGCTAGTTTGGCTACTTTAAGTCCAGTCAGAGCAATTGCACAAGCAACAGAATAGAATCTGTGCTTAGAGTGAAACCCAACTCTACGGTCAAAGGCAGCTTGGGTCTCTTTAAAGATCCGCATTACTTCAGTCTTATTATTAAGAATGTACTGAATATAGGGCTCACAAGCCATACCATAGTTGTTCTGCAGTACAGGGCCATACCAGTGATCAGCTTCAGTTTTAGACAACGTAGGGTCTTCCTCAAGTTTAAACTCCAGAACCCGCAGCAACTCTCCTTCAGGGAACGCATTACGCATAGTGAGCATGTCGTAGATACTCTTGTTACCTGATGTTATTAGGCATGTTTGCCATGTCGTATTGTTCTGACGTAGTGCATTGGATGAAGCCTGCATACGATCCCTGCCCCTACCCCTTGACACAGAGAACGCCAAGTCGCTCATCTCTTCTGCGCTTAAGTTCGTAATCTCATCCACTATGGATGGTAGGTGTTGCAGTATGCCCATCTGATGCTGTCTTGCTAGCACCTTATCATTCGGGCCTTTTACTGAGCTAGTCGGGTGCCCATAAATGCTATTAACCACATACTGTGCAGTTGACTTACCTTGGCCTGAACCTTGGTTCATAATGTGAACCGTTACACCTTGTATATTTGTGAACTTCACAAGTGGGGCGCCAAAGCCCAGCCCTAATACAAATGCTCTACCTGCGTTAGTCGGCTTGCCATATAAGTCAGCCATAGCTCGCCAGTTATCCAAGGAACCTTTAGTTGTAAAGTGGTCGTAGGTGTCGTTGGTGTCTGAGCACTTAGGGTTGTATGTAATATCCAGTTGGTTAATCTGCCTGTTGCCCACTACAAAGCAGCTGTCCCCATCGTGCCAACCAAACTGTGCACGGGCTACCTCACGCTTCTGTGTATGTTGCAGCATCTCAGTAAACTTCATTAAGTAGTTCACAATAGGCAGGATCTTAGTGGGCGACACAGCCACGCCACGCTCAGCCAATACTTTCTTGGCTTTCTCCGTGCTCATAATATCGGTCAGTGGCACTGTAAACTCGTCCATACCGTCTTGGGGCAAAATGTGCTTAATCACAACAGACTCTCCGTGCGTCGGGTCTTTCAGCCGCTTTTCAATATACAAGTCGTGCTTGTATATCAGCTTATCCAACTCATCGTCTGCATCGCCCTCATTCTGATCCCCCGGCTCACTAGCAATGCGTTTGATATACACACCGCCATGTGGAGGTCTGAAGTAAGGAAACGGATACTGCGGGATGTTATTTACAACAGTTGTGCCAAGCCCGATATGGTTGACAGTAACGATGTTCTCTTCAGGTTTCGCCTCTGGGATAAATTTACCTAGGTTAATTGGGTTTTTAATTACACCCTTGTGCGGGCACCCATCACATCCCCCAGGCCTGTTGGCTTCATATGTCGTGCAGTTATGCGGCGCTGTTGAGCGAGTAACGCGATCCCACATGGTAAATGGATCGTAGGCAGGATGTTGATTAGACACCATAGGTGCTGCCTTTTCTTTGTCATCGCAGAAAGCCACAGTTGATAATATGTCGTACCATTGCGGTTCTGTTACGTTAGCTTGGTCAAGCGTCGATTTTAGAATCTGCTGGCAACCTTTACCAACTGCGCTCTTCTCAAGAATGATCTTGAACATACTTTTGACGTTTTTATCCCAGCCACACAAGGCTCTGGTTGTCTCGTCAATTTCACCCCGTTGATGGCCAGTTACAACATCAATGTGTCCGATTAGGGTTTTAAAAACTTCGTAGCGAATAGGTTCGCCATATTTGATAACAGTTACTTCTTTAGGTTGTGTTGGTATCTTATAGTTCTTGGTGCCTGGGAGTCTTAAAATTCTGGATGCATCACCTGTGCAACCTAAGTCTGGCTCGAATTTATTGATAGTGCACAAATTGCGAAGTGAGTCTGCTACAGGTTTCCACTCGTTATAAGTAATATCGTCAACCAGAGTCCAATAACAATGCAATCCATTGCCAGAGTTCAGTATGGTGGGGCGTGGTAGTCCTGTGTCTTGGCAGAACTTCTTCAGAGCGTTCAAGCCATCTGCTTGGGTCTGATACGGTTTAGGTTTTTCTGGGTCTTTACCACAATCAATGTCAACCCAGAATGACCTAAAGAATTTAGCATTAACTGCTGTACGGCGTTTATCTTTGAATCTAGCACACCCATAGTACACATCAATCCCCGCTTTGCTGTACTCCATAGTCTTAGCCGAGGCATCCTCAACAGAGGAGTAGAAGTCTGCTTTAGTAACCCCGCCGCCAATACCCATTATGCAGATTAGCCCTTCGCGTGGGTGCACATGCTCTAAGAATTGTTTTATCTGTTCTTGCATGGAGTAGTCCTTAACAACTGCGACAAAAAAGGGCGGTGTTTGCCGCCCCTCAAAGAGTATAGCGTATTAGTCGTCCCAGCTATCCAATAATGAAGAGATGTCCTTCACTTCCTCTACAGGTTTTTTACTGGTGCGTTTGGTAGGCTCTACTGAGGCAGGTTCGTCCTCAGCAGGGGGAGCAGCTTTCTTAGCAGGTTGGCTGAAAACTACAGGAGCCTCTTCTGCACGGGGGGTTGGAGTTGTACTATTTGTGTTAGCTGTGCCATCTAATACACTAGGGTCATAGTTGGTAGCATCCTGCGCATCTTTAGTCTTTCCTAAGAGCAACACAGTTTCAAGTTCTTCATCAGTTAGCGGGCGAACACCACGGAAAGTTAACTTAGGGGTGTTAGAGTTAATATCAAAGCGCAACTCAGTTACAACTGTTGTAACACTGATACCGTGTCCTGCCATGAACTGGGCGTATTGTTGCAAAGGCATTTTGTTGGCTTCACCTGTACCAAATAGAGACTGCGCAGGGAGCACTAATTGATAAATATCTCCAGAGCTTAAATCATTCTCAAGAACTACAGCCAAACGACGTGACCATCTGCAAGCGCGAGAGTCACCTTGCCCTGAGCCTTTGATATTTTGTGGGCATGTCTCACAGCGTGATGACTGTGGCTTGGAGACACCCACGTCTGGAGTGACACCATTTTTAGACTGACAGGTTGGGCCTGTTTTGGCCCCTTCAGAATAAGAAGACTCATAGAAAGTACGGCTGTTGTGTGGTGCAGCGGCGACAATGATGACATTCATTGCACGGTCTTCATTAACTGCCACTTCCTTACCATTGACAACCATGCGGAACATATTGCCACGAATGGAGATTCGCTTATATTGGCTGCCTCCAGCCAACGACTTAGTTAATTCATCAACTTCCCCGCGTCTTGCAGCTGATAAAGGGGAAGCACCGTTCATAAATACTGACATATCAGTAGCCATATTATTCTCCATCATTAAGTTTAGTTGGTACGATTAAGCAGGACTTTAAGTAGTTCTGAATACTGTCCTGCGAGATTTTGATTCGCCCTGCAATTTTGTATGCCTCAATTTTGCCTTCCTTGACAGCTGTGTACACAGTTGACTTGGATACATTCAAGGCTATTGCGGCTTCTTCAATTGATAATAAGCCCATTACGAAGCCCTCCGCACTGAAATGGTGTACTGCATAGTGGAATTAAGCCCTTTAGGAAACTCGTCAGGGTGGGCATCTAACCAAGCTTTCATATTGCCCTGATGTACTCGTTGCTCTAACAACTGAGGCATGTCATGTTCCTTAATAAAGGCATACATGCTTTCCCAATCGGTAGCGTAGTATCGAGTCTTTACCGAACGAGTGACAGTACCTGCTTTGGTACGTAGGCTTTCAGCGCCTGTCATTTTACACAAGTTGAGCAACTCATGGCTAACCATGTCAAGTTGCTTCTCTAACTGACTATCCTCCTCATCATATTTACGTTTAAGTTCTTGCCGAGCATCACGGATTTTGATGTACACGGCGGCTAATTTATCTGCTGTTATATCTGGCATAGTATCCTCACTTATCACCGCTTAACGTGCGGGAACGTTGTTTAGTATAGCGTATTGTATCGTTAAGTCAAGCTATTTATTCTACTGCCTCTTTGTATAGTGTCATAAGGTTTACTTGTGACTTATCTCTAGCCTCAAGTGCCTTAAGTAGCTGTTTCTCTACCCCACTGCCTATCAAGTGCACAACCGTGCAGTGGTTTACTTGGCCAGCCCTATGGATTCTGGCATTGGCCTGTGCATATGTTTCAAAGCTATGAGTCAGCCCCCACCATACAATTGTGTTAGCAGCAGTTAGCGTAATGCCATGCGCTGCAGCGGCTGGCTGAATAACTAACACTCGTGTGTCAGGTTTAGTTTGAAATCGTTGAATAATGTCAGTACGTGCTGACGCCGATATTCCCCCATGAATAACTTCAGCAGTGATGCCCTGCTTGGTAAGATGCCCCTTAATCAATTCAATACCATGTCTGAACATAGCAAATACAAGAACTTTCTGAGAGCTCTCAGCAATAACATCGTCTAACTCAGCTAGCCTAGTAGAACAGTCAAACTCCAAAACTTCTTTGTTATCTGTATAGGAAGAACCAGCGGCAATCTGTAAAAGTTTATTAAGTCCTACAGCTGCATTGACTGCCGTTATTTCCTCTCCCGCTGCTTGAAGCCGCATTTGCTCCTTCATCAACTTGTAGTACTTATCCTGCTGTGAAGTCATAGGCACAAATCGTGTTGTGTAGAGTAGCTCTGGTAAATCAAGACATTCCTCTTTGGTAAACCGTATTGCAGGTTGAAGGGTTCTGTGGACTATGACTTCCGCGTCTGGCCTGTTGAGCCACCTAAACTGTGTGGCCTTAGTTTGCACCATATCTCTAAAAGCCCCGAAAAACCTAGGCACATTATTAGGCACAACCATTTTGGCCAAGCCATAGGCGTCTGTTGGCGACTGCGATGCAGGTGTACCTGTTAAGCCCCACACCCATGTGTTTTGTCCAATAAGTTGATTGATAGATTTAAATCTATCCGTTGTAGCTGTTTTTACACAGTTCATCTCATCTATAACAATTAGGTCAAACTTAGCCTTAGTCATTTCAGGCAGCACAGTTTTAACCCCGTCAAAGTTTATGATGGTGAACTCAGCATCTTGGCTCAGGACTTTTCTACGAGCCTCTTTAGATCCGTGGCATACCGCAGTTGTTCTGTGCATAGCGACTTTAAATATGTCGGCTCTCCATGCGGTGTCCATAATAGATAGCGGGCAGATAACCAGAACTTTGTTGATAACGCCTTGGGTCATTAGGTAGTCAGCCGCCCATACAACGCTTGCACTCTTGCCTGTATTTCCAGACCCAAATACGCATCCATTTCGCCTAAACAATAAAAAAGTAGACGGTACAGAGAAACAATATTTATATCCGTCTGTGGAAGCCTCTTCATAAATTGATGCTTGCCCTTTAGTACTGCGTAAATGCAAGACCCCGCTCCCAATAGCCCTAATGTTAACCGTATAGCAAACGCCACCAGTGTACTTACCCTCACGTCTATCCTCAGTGATCCTGGCAATATGCCCCCTAGTGTTAAACACATACTGAATAAAATCTGCAGATTGTTTAGACGTTGTAGTGAACTCACCAAATCTACTACCGCCCCTTATACAGCCATCCCAATGCAGTACCTCATGGTAAATTACATCTATTTGGGAATCAGATGCACTCCAGAACACAGAGGTAAACTCTTTCAAACGCAAAGGTGCATTAAATGTAAATAATTTAAACCCTGCTGGTGAGCAGTCACTTTCTCTGTATGTAATACCTGCGCTATCAAGCAGCCAGCGCATTCTATGTATTTTACGTTTTTTCTTTAACCTTACCGTGCACCGCTTAGTATTACCACCAAAGCTACCGTCCGCTATAACTGCGACTTGTAACCGGATCTCTTCATTAGTTAAATTAGGTATCCCTGACCCTCCAGTGCTTCTATATACCGCAGGTATTGCTGCGTGGTAGAACCCAATGGATTTGGTAGTTTTTGCTACAACCCCACCAGAATGATAAGCATCATGTCTGAAAAGCATATCCTCAGCACTTTGCACAACATACTTAGATGGGTTAGCGCCATCATGTATAACCATTCTGTGTTCAGGGCTTAGTAATTGATCCACTCCATTCTTTGTTTTTGCCCTGACCATATTTGTGCATGGGAGCTTTACATACTCTAAAGGTTCTACAAACTCAATACTCTTAGTCTCAGGGTGATACTGTGCTACTTTGCCTCCTTTATAATCTGAAATCTTCACCCATCCAGATTCTGACAGGTACTCAGTTTCTGAATCAACGCATCCTTGTTCTGAGAAACAAAATGCCCGTTGGTGCATAGTCAGGAATGCCGCAGTAGTGCGTTGATGGTCAAATGGCTTATACATCCCAGGCCAGTCATACTTCCCTATAATTGGAGAAGGCACGTTTTTGACTTTGAGATTTTTAAGCACCCTCATTTCATCCAACCCCCAATGCACAAGCACCTCGTGTAAACCGTCAGTACGGCACCCTAGGTATTTGCTTTTTGGTATTACCTGCGTAATGCGCTCAGCATTACGCACCGTGAGCTTGATAGCTCGGTTGTCTACAATTTCCATCTGATTCTCCTAAACGCTGCTTATGGCAGCGACTCATTAAACGGTGTCTTCGTCTACATTATCCAAGATTTCAAACAATCTTGGCTTAGCTACATCTTTACTGAAATACCATGCCCGTATGGCTCGTTTGGCTACATTGCGCTCTCGCTTTGCCATATCCAGTGCAAAGGTTATAAGCGAGTCAATGTGTCTATCAACCACACTTTCAGGTATTCCCGCTGCTAAGGCAGCTCTTGTTATTCCATTTACTGTTGCTCTCATTTCGGCGTATGGTCACTATTTCTAGCATATGATCGGTTAGTGTGTTTGCTAACTAGACGACGATTAGAAGGGGCGTTGGAACCACCTTTAGACAGTGGCTTCTTATGGTCAATGTCTTTACCTGTGCGATCTACTCCATTCTTATCCAACTCTCTGCGAGCGCGTTGTCTATCCATCTTAGCCTCAAGCTTCTTGGGGTCAGCTTTCTGTCTAGCCTTCTCTTTTTCCCAATCACGCTTGTAGTTGCGGTCCTCTTTGTTTTTATACGGCATTGTATGACCTCAATGTAAGCTCAGAACCATCGATAAAAGTTAAGTTAATAACAGATAAAACATCATAATGGGCTACATTTTTCTTAGCGCTTATACGCATACCTAGCAGGAGTTGCTCTGTACGACATTTGATTTTGCGAATCTTTCCAGCGATTGTCACTTAAACCCTCCGTAATGTGGGCAACTTGTAACCCCACAATATCTTTTACAAAGCCCATTAGGCGTGGCATTAAACACACCCGTATTATACGATACTTCCCTGCGAGTCAATAAGTCGTCAAGTTCAGAGAAAATATAAAATCTGTTATCTCTGTGGTAAACATCTTTTACTACTACATTACACGTAGTAAACAGTAGCGCTGCTTTGATTGTCTCTACTTCGGGGTGTTCAAGAAACACACAAGCTGCCATCAATGCCAACTGTCTAGTATCTGCATACTTTGCCGATTTGCCTGTCTTATAGTCAAACAACATGGCTTTGCTTCCATGCACAATCACTAGATCTGCAATCCCTCTGAACCACACCCCATCGGCTTTAAAGTCACACGGCACAAACTGCCCATCTTGTCTGGCTACACCAAACTCACGCTCTGTGTATTTGTCTCCAGGCATCGCAGCTAACTTATCTGCTAAACCTTTAACGTAACTGAACTTGGCTGGGATCGGTGTGCCAGACTTGATGAAGTCCTCTAGCGCCTTATGCACTTCCTTACCGTAAATCGTGGCCTCTGAATCAGTGAAGGGCACTTCCTTTGTAAGCTTCTCAGCCTCATATTTTCGAGGGCAAGTCGCATACGTTTTTATACTGGAAAAAGACCACGGTTTCAGTTCATACATAGATGCTAGTTCCTCAGCTCCAATTTCTTCATTTTAAAATTAAGGCTCTTACCATACCCACCTTCTGCGTCGAGTGGTATTCCCGGCATCCAGACTGGTGCTTGCTTCATGTTACGGATCACAAACTGCAGAGCATCGTCTGCTTCATGCTCCTCTACGACCATATAGCAGGC